GCCGGAACCGAAGGCCTACCAGGTCCAGAAACCCGACCGCATGCCGGAAGGCATGGTCTGGGACGACAACATGGAGGGCTGGTGGCGGCAAGCCGCCTTTGAAAGCGGGCTGTCACAACGGCAAGCGCAGAAGCTGGTCGACCAGTACCGCGACCGCTACGCCGCGCAGATCGACTTGGGCAACAAGCAGGTCACCAGCGAAATCATGAACGGCAAGGCGGTGCTGCAACGCGACTGGGGCAGCGAGTACGAGACACGCCGCGCCATCGCGCGCGCCGCCTTCCTCGACCTTCCGGCGGTGGTGCAGCAGCGCGCACGCGACAGCGGGCTGGCGCGCGACCCGGAGTACATCAAGAGCCTGTACGCGCAGCGGGTGGCGCTGACCGGCGAACGGCAGCCGCGCCCGCCCGGTGAAAGCGCGGAAGGGTCACCCGACGCGCTGCGCGGCCGCATCGCCTCGTTCCGCTCGCAGCACGATGCCGCGCTCAAGGACGTGTCGCACCCGGAGCATGACCTGCGGCTGAAGGAACTGACCGACATGCACAACCGGCTGTTTGTCGAACAGCCAGCGGCGTGATACAGAAGGAGTGCTAGCGGGCACTCGTAACCGATCCGCAGCACTCCCTGTAAGCCGGGATCGCCCTAAACAGGCGGCACTCCCAAAAACGTGTTGAACCGTTTCAACCCATTTTTGTGGAGGCACAGCCGTGTCCATCTTCATCACCACCGCCTTTGTCGAACAGTACAAGGGCAACGTCGCGCACCTCGCGCAGCAAAAGGGCAGCCGTCTTCGGATGGGTGTCGAGAGTGAAAGCGTGGTCGGCAAGACCGCGTACTTCGAGCAGATCGGGCAGGTCGCGGCGCAGATCAGGACCACGCGCCACTCCGACACGCCGCGCATGGATACCCCGCACGCCCGTAGGCGCGTGGCGCTCGTCGACTACGACTGGGCCGACCTCGTCGACCAAGAAGACAAAGTCAGGATGCTGATTGACCCGGCCTCGCAATACGCGCAAGCGGCGGCATGGGCGATGGGACGCGCGATGGACGACGCCCTGATCGTGGCGGCAACCGCCGTGGCATCGACCGGCGTCGACGGCTCGACGCAGACCCCCTACGACACCACCATGACCATCCCGATCACGGTGAAGGACCCGGCGGCGGCGGCAGGATCATGGGGCCTCAACGTGCAGAAGCTGCTCGCTGCAAAAGAAATGCTCGACAGCCACGATGTCGATGCCGACGAGGAACGCTACATCGCGTTACCGGCGCGGCAGGTGACGTCGATCCTGTCGACCACCAAGACCACGTCGGCCGACTACAACACGGTCAAGGCGCTGGTCGAGGGCAAGATCGACACCTTCTGCGGCTTCAAGTTCATCCGCACGCAGCGCACGCTGCTCGACGGCTCCGCCAACGACAACGTGCTGTACTGGGCCAAGTCCGGCCTCAAGCTGGGCATCGGCAAGGACGCCTCCGCCCGCATCAGCGAGCGCGCCGACAAGAACTACGCCACCCAAGTGTTCTACTCCATGATCATCGGGGCGACCCGCATGGAAGAAAGCAAGGTCGGCATCATCACCTGTGCCCCGACAGCGGGACCGGGCATCTGATCGAAAGGGGCGCGACGGTTTCCACCCCGTTGCGCCCCTAGCACATTGAGGACGCTCGTCATTCCGGCGGGCGACACCACAACAGGAGGGCCACATGGCCGTCGTCAATGCCAAGTCACCGGGCGTCGCCAACGCCGACGCAGCGGTGCAGACGCTTTCACCCAACGCCACGTCGGAAGGCAAGGCCGCCCACATGGTCGGTTCCGTTACCAAGGCCGCATCCGACAATGACGGCTCGACCTATCGCATCGCGCGGGTCCACTCGTCATGGCGCATCCTTTCCATTTTGATGTTCAACGACGCGCTGGCGGCGGCGGCGGGCTGGACGGTCGGCCTCTACCGCACGGCGGCGGACGGCGGCGCGGCGGTATCTGCGGCCTGTTACACCAGCGCGCTGGCACCGACAGCGGCCAACCAAGCCGGTTCGGAAATAGCCTTCGGCACCGGGCGGCTCGGTTCAAAGATCGGCCAAGCGGTGTGGCAGGACGCTGGCCTCTCGGCTGACCCCAACCTCTGGTACGACGTGGTGGTTGTGGCGACGACCGCAGGGGCGGCGGCGGGCGCAATTTCTTGGAATATGGAATACGTGAAATAAGGCTGAAGACCCCTCCGGCCTTCAGTCGCATCGAGCGAGGTTCTGCAATGCCTATGACAGACTTGGGGATTGCGAACCTCGCTTTGATTGACTTGGGCCAGCCGGTGCTGGCGGTAGCGGACAGCACCTCGAAGGCTGGCCGCCTTTTCCTGACCTCCTACGAACCGACCGTGCTGGAAATCCTGCGCGACCACCCGTGGCGCTGCTGCCGCAATCAGGCGCTGATGGCCTCGGACCCGAACGCCACGCCGCTGTTCGGCTACAGCCTCGCGTTCCGGGTGCCGCCGAACTTCGTCAAGGTGGTGTACGTCGAGGGGTCGAGCGACTTCACCGACAGCGCCACCGGCAACATCGAGCCGTTCGCGCGCCACGGCGACTACATCCATTGCAACATCGAGGGCTTCCGCCTGACCTACGTCGAACGCAAGCCGTCCTCTGAGTTCGACCCCGGCCTTGTCGCAACAATCGCGGCGCGGCTGGCGTGGCGCTGGTGCAAGCCGTTCACCGACAGTTCAAACGACATCAAGATGTACATGCAAGCCTACACGCAGATCAGCGCCGACGCGAAGTTCAACGACGCGCTCGACGGTTCGCCCGACATCCAGCCAATGAGCACGTGGGAACAGCATCGCCTGTCAGACGTGTGACATGGCAACCGTCAATTCCATCCTCACCAATTTCACCGCTGGCGAAATATCCCCGCGCGTGTACGGCCGCGTCGACCTCGCCAAGTACCAGAACGGCGCGCGCGAACTCACCAACGTCACCGTCTTGCCGCAGGGCGGCGCGCGCAAGCGCGGCGGCACTCTCAACGTGTCGAGCGTCAGGAACAACAGCCCGGACGCCATACTGGTGCCGTTCGTGTTCTCGACCACGCAGACCTACATGCTTGAGTTCGGGCCGTTCTACATCCGCTTCTTCAAGAACCAAGGCATCATCTTCGACATCCAGTATGCCATCAGCGCGGTAACGATTGGGCCGATCATCACGGTCACCTGCCCCGGCCACGGGTTTCGGGACTACGACAGCATTTTTATAACAGGCGTCCACGGCACGCACCAACTCAACAACCGTGAGTTCATGGCTTGGAACACGACTGCCAACACGTTCACGCTGGTCGACCACTACACCTTCAACTATATCGACGGCAGCGGGTACGGGGCCTACACCAGCGGCGGCATCGCCTCGCGCATCTACGAAGTCGCCACCAACTACACCGCCGCCGACGTGGCGTCCATGACCTTCACGCAGTCCGCCGACACGCTGTTTTTGTTTTCCAGCAACTGGCCGATTGCGCTGCTCAAACGCTTCGGCCACGCCAACTGGCAACTCTCCACTGGCAATGTCGAGGAAGGCCCCTTCCTCGACATGAACACCTTCGTTACTTACGCGGTGTCGCTGGACGCCGCTTCCGGCGCGGCGGTGATGACCTTCAACAACGCTTATTTTACACAGGCGCATGTCGGGGCGTTGTTCCGCATCTGGGAACAGTCGAACGGCGATACCTTTGGCTACGCCACATGGGCACCGGGCGCGACCGTGACGGTCGGCAACAACACGTTCTGGGAATACAAGGGCAACGTCTATTACGTGGTGTCGGGCGGCGGCGACACGATGGCCTCGACCGCGACCTACCCGACGCATACGCAGGGCACCGTCGACGTGTTCTACGGCACCGGGGGCGCGGTGGCGCAGATGCGCTACGAGCACTCCGGCTACTGCGTGGTGCAGGTCACCAGCGTGCTCGACACGCAGAACGCATGGGTCAACATCTATTACAAGTATCGCACGCCCTACACCGCCTACGGCGGTCGATCCAGTTCACAGTTTCAGGAGGGTGCGTGGTCTGACTTTCGCGGCTATCCCTCGACGGGCACGTTTCACGAACAACGGCTGGTGGCTGCCAATACAGCGGACAAACCAACGACGTTGTGGGGGTCGAAACTCAACGCCTACCTGAACTACAAGGACGGCGACAAGGCGGACGAGAGTTACACCTACACCATCAGTTCGGATCAGGTCGACGCCATCAAGTACATGTCGACCACCAAGCGGCTGGTGGTGAACGCCACCTCGGGCGAGTACACGGTGGCGGCCTCCAACCAGAACGAAGCCATCACGTCAACCAACATCAAGGTATCGCGCGAGACATCCTTTGGTATAGCCAATGTCAAGCCGGTGCGCGCCGGTCCAGCCATCCTGTTCCCGCAGCGCAAGGGCTGGAACCAGAACCCGGCACGCCGTCTGCGCGAGTTCGTCTATAACTTCCAGACCGACAGCTACGTCGCGCCCGACCTGACCATCCTGTCGGAGCACATCACCGCCCCCGGCATCACGCAGGGCGCTTACATTGCCACCCCCGACCTGATGATCTGGTACGTGCGCGCGGATGGCGACATCGTGGCGATGACCTACGAGCGCGACCAACAGGTGGTCGGCTGGCACCACCACCAGCTTGGCGGCAGCGGACGCGCCGAACACGACGCCTCCATTCCCGGCGTCGATGGCGACGAACTGTGGCTTATCGTCAACCGCACCATCAACGGGCAGACCGTGCGCCACATCGAGGTCGCACAGGAGGGGTTGCCGGACGGGTCGGCATTGGAGGACTGCTTCTTCCTCGACGACGCGCTGCAATACGTTGGTCCGCCGACGACTGTGGTCACCGGGCTGTGGCACCTCAATGGTCAGAACGTTAGCGTTCTGGCGGACGGTGTTCCTATTCATAACCTGTTCGTGACCAACGGCGCGATCACGCTGGAAAACCCAGCCTCCAAGATCACGGTCGGCTACCGCTTCAAGAGCCGCATCAGGACGCTGCACGTCGAGGCGGGCGCGCAGGGCGGCACCGCGCAGGGCCAGATTGGCCGCGTCTTTGAAATCACCGCGCGCTTGCAGAACGCCATCGGCGGCACCTACGGCACCGACTTGATGCACGACAACAACCTGCTCGACCCGATCCCGTACCGTTCGGCCGACGCGCCGCTCGACACGGCGGTGCCGCTGTTCTCCGGCGACAAGCGGCTGCCGTTCGACGGTGAGTGGGATAGAGATAGGTATATCGTGATAGAGCATGACGAACCCTTGCCGTTCACTCTCACCGCGCTGATCATCGGACAGCGCGTGTCAGGATAGGACCATGTGCCTAGCCGTCGTCGGCGTTCTCGGTGCCGTGGTTTCTGCGGTCGGGTCGCTTGTCGGCGGCATGGCGGCAGCGGCGGGCGCGCAGCAGAAGGCGCAAGCCGAAGCGCAAGCCGCGCAGTATCAGGCGGCCGTGGCGCGCAACAACGCCACGGCCGAAGCCTACAAGGGCGCGGAGAAATCGCAGGACATTGCCATCAAGGGCGACTACGCGCTGGCAAACCAGCGCGCGGCGTTCGCGGGCGCTGGCGTGCAGGTCGGCACCGGCACGCCGATCACCGTGTTCGGGCAGTCGGCCGGACGCATCGCGGGCGACGTCGGACAGGCGCAGTACGGCGGCCGCATCGAGGCGCAACGCTGGCAGGACCAAGCCACGCTTGACGAAATGCAAGCCATCAACGCCAAGAAGGCGGGCGACATCGCCGCGCAGGGCGCGATCATCGGCGGCATCACCGGGGCAGCCGGTTCAATCGTCAAGGGGGGCGGCGGGGCGGGTCAATCGCTTTCGCTGTTTAGCTGATGCCGAAAGTCCCGATATGGGAACCTGATGCTCCCGATATGCCGGGGGCAAGCAAGACGCCGTTCGCAACCCCGGATGCGTTCGGCGCGCAGATCGGCGTGGCGCAGGAAAAAGCCGGTCGCGCCATCGAAAGCGGCCTTGATAAATTGGGCGGCGCGCTCACCGAACAGTGGAACGAACAGGAGGCGGTCAAGGGCAAGACCATCCTGTCGGACCACGAAGCGGCGGTCACCGAATACAAGGCCAAGCTGGACCGCGACACGCCGCCAGATCAGGCCTCGACCAAGCCGCAACTGCTGCAAGACTTCATCACCAACGACTGGAACCAGCGGCGCGGCGGCGTGGCTGGCAAGTACCAGATGCAAGCGGACGGCTCCGCGCACGATTATCACAACCGGCTCAAGGCCGCCGCCGACGTGCAAGCGGTTTCCGACAAGGACAAGTACGTCGAACTTCAGATCGACAGCGCAGCGGAGAAACAAGCCGCTGCGCTGCAAGCCAACCCCGGCCAGATGCCGTCCGCGACGTCGGCCATCAAGGCGCAGGTCGACGAGACTGGCGTCAACTGGTTCGAGAAGCGCCGCATGCTGCTCAAGTACGGGCAGCAAATGTATGCCGGGGCGCTGCAAGGCTACGCCGACCGCATGGAGAAGGAACCGTTCAACGACGCGCTGGCGAAGGAGGCGGAAGACTTCAGGAAGAACGGCGCGGCGCAAGTCTCAAAGCAGCTTGGCGTACAGGACCTGCCGCCGACCACGCCGGGTCCGCCCGCTGGCGCGGTCAACCAGAAGCGCGTCAGCCAGATCGACAACACGCCGGTCGGGCCGATCATCGACAAGGTGGCGGCGCAGACCGGCCAAGACCCGGCGGCGATGAAGGTGAAGGCCTCCATCGAAAGCGGCGGACGCGCGAACGCCGTGACCGGCCAGTACAAGGGTGTGTTCCAGTTGTCGGACAAGGAGTTCCAGAAGTGGGTTCCCGGCGGCGACATCTTCAACCCGGAGCAGAACGCCTACGCGGCGGCGCAACTGTTCCTTGCCAAGAGCGCCAACTTCGCCAAGAACAACAACGGGCGGCTGCCGACGCTGACCGAAGACTACATGATGCACCAGCAGGGCGAGGGCGGTGCAGCCGCGCACTACGCCAACCCGGATGCGCCCGCGTGGCGCAACATGTTGTCCACCAGCGAAGGTCGGCAGAAGGGCGAGGCGTGGTCGAAGAAGGCGATCTGGGGCAACATCCCCGACACCGACAAGGCCAAGTTCGGCAGCGTCGAGAACGTCACCTCGCGCGACCTCATCAACATCTACGACAAGAAACTGACCGGCGGGTCAGGCGGCGACGTGACGGCGTTCAAGGGTCCGGTGCGGCAGGACCATCTGGCCGAAGCCGACAAGGCGATGGGCTTCAACACGCAGGAACGCGAACTCTACCGCACCCATCTGAAGAACCTGTACGGCCCCGGCGGCGTCGACAACGCGCCGTCGAACGAGTTCCCGCAAGGCTCGCGCTCGACGCTGTTCGTCACCACCGCTGAGTTCGACGGCAAGACCTACCTGATCCCGACCGTCAAGGACGGCAAGATCATGTCGAAGGACGACGCCGTCGCGGCGGCGAAGAAGGACGGCATCGAGAAATACCCGGCCTACGCCAACGCCGACGACGCCATGAAACGCTACAACGAAATGCACGGCTTCATGGCGAAGGACACGGGCGACTACTTCGAGGCCAAGAACGGCCGCCTCCGCATGACGCAGCAGCCGACCGCGCAGCCGCTGCCGCCGGGAACGCCGCAGACGCGCCCCGTCATCATCAAGCAGAACAACGGCTTCGCGGTGGTGCCGACCACGGTGCCGGACGGCTCCGGCGGCTTCAAGGTGGTATCCGACAGCCAAGCGGTGGCGACATCGCAATCCACCGGCCAGCACGCCGGGGTGTTCGACAGTTCATCAGCCGCCAACGACTACGCCAACCGGCTGCGCGGGCAGGACATCCGCGCCAACACCCCGCGCGATGCTTCCTTGTCGGACGCTGCCCCCATGCTCGGGCAGACGCCGAAAGAAATGCAAGCGGTGCAGGATCACTGGAAGACCAAGTTTCAGGCCATCGACGTCGAGCGCAAGCGGATACAGGACCTCGCCAAGACGCGGGCGACCAACGACTACACGCAGGAGGAAGCCGCCACCAAGACCCACGGCGAACAGGGCATCAATCCTATGTGGACGCCGCAGTCGCTGGGGATGGTGCTGGGCGCGCATGACGCGCAGGTGTACCTCGACAAGCGCCAAGCCAACCTGAACTTCAACGCCTACACCAAGGGATGGACGCCGCAGTCCGACCCG